AACCGTGTGCAGCAGGGTGCCATCTCGGGAACCGTAGGCGCCCTCGAGGGTATAGAGGTAGCGAACACTGTGGATGTCTGTACCTGAAAACCAGGGATTGAAGCTATCAAAGTTGTGCACAACCTCTTGAGCATGGGCCAACTGTGGTGCATCAGTGCTGCCAATGTAGGGGGCAATCCAGTTGTAGCGAGGGGTCAGGGGTGATTCTGCACCCGGTGAGGTGTCCGGCCCAACCTCAACCTCCCACCAGTAATGGAACAGCATGCTGCATGCTCTACGGGCATCGATCTCAATGGCTGTCTGGGGGATTTCATGGAAGGTGTTGCTGCTGGTGCGCCCCTGCCCGCTTCTGTACTTGGTGCAGAATGTCAGGCGAATCATGCCCGAATCACTGCCCCCCTGCTGCCCTGTGACCCCATGCTGCACTTGGGCAAAGGGCTCGTATTTGGGGGGCTGAATGTGGCGCGTATCAATCCACTGCGCAGCCTCGATGTCACCCGTGATGATGCCCGAGTGCAGATACACGCGCAGGGCCTCAAAGTTTCCTTCAAGGTTGGCACTGGTGAGGATGGTGCCATCGACAAAGGTGGTGGGAGGGCTGAAGCTCATTTGACCCTCTGCTTGAGGACGCTCAGGTTGCCCGCTGTGTACTGCAGGGTGGCCCCGTTGCTGTATGTGGTGTCATGCACCAGATAGTTGGCAGTGCCCACAGACCATGGGTGCATGATGCCCTTGCACACCACACGCAAACCGTAGACGGTCAAGGGGGTGCCGGTGCGAGGGTAGTACCAGGCGCCCGAGATACCCCGAAATAGAAACAGGTCCTCTGTGCTGTCTGCAGCAAGCTCGCCCTGGTTGGGGGTGGCATAGCGCAGGTCTGCAGGGACTACGCTGGTAGCCTCACACTGTGCGAGGGTGTTGCCGTACTTGGCACCGATGAGGGACGTGAATGCCTGCTGGCCTGTGACCGGTACAAAGGCTCCAAGCGCTGAGCTGGTAATGTCCCACTCAAGGTAGAACGCCCACACTGCCCCCCAGGTGCTTGCAGCTCGGGTGCCACCCCCAGTGCCAGGAAAGACATAGTATCCCAGGCTTCCTGCAGTATTCCAGTTGGTACCGGCATCAGGCTTTACTGAAAGGTTCCAATAGACTCGCAGGATTTCATCTACAGCGATAGTGAGGCCTGCCCCGAAAGACATTGTGCCCGTGATGGCTACAGGGCTGGCAGGCATGGCCGTCTGACCGTTGATGGTTGTGGTGCTGCCATGCTTGAGGCTGATGGTGCCCAGCTGCTGTGACTGTGTGTGGGTCACTACCCAACCCGTAGCGAACTGGGGCAGGTCATGGCTCGCGTCTCTCGCGTTGAACGCATTGAGGTCAGTCTGGGTGTAGCTGCTGAAGCGGTTATTGAGGCTCGCAGCATCGAGGGTATCCCCATCCTGCACCGGCCCATCTGTGATGCGACTCATCTCCACCTCCCGATAGCCAGGTAGCGCATGCCCCAGAGGTGAGCCTGTGGCACTACGTTGCCTGCATCAGTGATGAGGCAGTCATCTTCAGAGGGGCCGTTGATACGCCACTGGAATCGAATGGTAGTCGGTCCCTGTGGCAGCAACTGGCTGCCCAGCACCCTGAATGCTTCGTGGCATGCAGGCCCCCTGCGCTCAGCGATGGTGACCCCATTCGCTGTGATGCGCAGGTTCAGGTATCTGGGGCTGTAGGGCAACGGCTGGGTCTGGCCCTTTGCCATCCCCCCCATGATGTACGCGTTGCCCGTCCACTCGATGTGCAGCATGCCCCCTTTCCAGTCGGTCAAGGTGATGCCGTTGCCTGAGGACGCATTTACCCAGCCACCTGGGTAGGCCCGAAAGGCTGCAGCATTCCACGACACAGAAGCGATGGGTGACGTCAGTACAGCAGTGTTTTGCTCACCCCCTGTCGGATATGCGGATGCCTGATAGACACGCTGCAGGGCGTAGTCTTTGACTCTGGTGGCATTGGCATACGCACCGGGAAGCTGTTCGCGGTCGAGTGTGGTGACGCTGGACTGCTGGGCGCGCAGCTCGTCATTGATGGCACCGGGTGAGACAGTGGCACCGGCTGTAGCGTCTCGCTGTGTCCACTTCTTGCTCATGCCCGCCTGCCCATGACCACCTTGGTGCCCTTGGTGGTGAACTCGTATTCATGCCCCACAATGATGATGTCTCCCTGGGTTTCCAGCTCGAAGCAGAACCAAGCAGCAGACTGGTGGGCGATGCTGTAGCGCAGAGGCACGAGGCGCTCTTTCAGGTAGCTGGCGCTGCCCAGTGATGTCTTATCAAGGGTGGGCAGCACTGCAGCATCTGGGGGCTGTGCCAGATAGGTACGCTCGAGGACTGGGGTGAGGATGAAATCCTTGTAGTGCCGCATAGTGATGTTGGTGTCACCGGTAGTCATCACCCAGATAGTCACATAGCTGATTTGCTTCTGGAGCTGGGGGTCACCTGAGGCGAACCAGGCTGAGCGGTATGTGCTGGTGGGTGGGTCATCATCGGTCATGTTGTCGTCTACGATGGTGGACCCCAATGCTCGCTTGCCCGAGAGGACAAACAGCCCCCTTTCTGTGTTGCTGTTCCCCGTCTCGCTGCCCGTGTTGTGGCCAAAGATTACGGTGCCATCTGCCCGAGCTGCAATCGCTCCCACAGGGAAGCCCTGCCGCGTAGACCATGGGCTCAGGCGCTGTGTGTCGACAAGGGCCAGCCGGTCAAGGTGCAGCACCAGGCCCACGTTAGGCCGGTCATTTCCATTGGCAGGGAAGTACACATGGTACTCCCTGAGCGTATTGGAGAAAATGCCCACAGCCTTGGGCAGACAGTCTGGGGTCATGCGCTCGATGAATTCATCCTGCCCCACAGTCAGATTGACTGCATCCTGAATGGCACCACCCTCGAGACCACCAGTGAGCGCATACACACCATCTGAGGCAAGGAAGACCACACCCAGGCCGGGAACGGCTTGGATGGTGTGTGGGCTCTTACAGGTGATGCTGTTGCTGATGGTGGTGACTTGGAAGTTGGGGTAACTGCCCGTCACCACATCGATGCCACGCTCTCGAAAGACCAAGAGGGTGGTGTAGTTCTGGAACAGGCCGGTGATGGCCCCACCCTCACTGCTCAGCTGGATGAAGTCTGCAGCCCCAAACTGCTCAATCAGGCCAGGTGCCGAGTAATACAGCGTCAAGCCATCATCGATGCCCCCATCGAGCCACAAGCTGCCACCAAAAAGGGCGCTAAAGCGCGCTCGAGGGGCTGGGAGTGGACCGGTAGCCAGGTCTGGCTTGGGCAGGTTCAGGTTGCTGGTGCGCACTGCATCAAAGAACAGCTGCTCGCTGTTGTTGTTGATGATGTCTACAAAGTAGAGGGTGGTATCCCCTTGGTATACGTAGTCGTCGCTGTAGTTCTTGGTTCTGTACAGCTTGCGCGCAACAGTGCCCTCAGGGCCTATGGGTATCTGCAGGCCCACTGCATGCCGAAACCCCTTGGTATCTGCATCAGGTTCCCATGCCACAGTCCCGAGCTCGGATGCAGGCCCCTCGCTGCCCGTGTTGGTGATGTAGCTGATGACATACGAGAACAGCGCTTGCCTGCTCTCGTCTGCATCTCTGCCCGGAAAGCCCAGGCCCCACCTGGCACCGTCTGGGATTGCTCGTGGGTCGCTCGGGCACCACAGGGTTAGCGCGTTGCCCTGGGTCACTGGGTTGAATTTGCCCGATGCATTCTCTTTGGGCATGGGCTCGACGCGCAGGGGCTCAGGCGCTGTGGGCAGGCCGGTGAAGCCAAAGGGCCTGATGCACGCACTGATAGCGCTGCTGCTCTCGGATGCGTTGCCCAGGGGCCAGGGGTCGACCAAGATGGGCCGGTCTACCCCGTTGGTGATGACCACCCCATAGGGGGTGTCTGTGTACCAAGACCCTGCCTCTGTGGGTGTTGGGATGTGGCGGCCTGTTGCGAGGGTGCGCAGCAC